GAAGCAGGCTATCCAGCAATTTATCGTTCAAACGGTAGTGCATGGGTGGCAAAAGATGCTACAGATCAAAGCACAAGTGCAGGTATTGTATTTGGCGACATTACTGCCAATGATACAGCAGCTGGTGCCTTTGAAGCAACTCTTTTAGCAAGTTCTCCAAACCCACTAGTACACCCAGTTGGAATGACTGGTATTAATATGTGTCGTTCAGGTAATACTGTTAGAGAATATGATTCTTCATTGTCTACAGATTGGAAATGGCGTAACAAAGCAGGTAATCAAGCCAGCGGCAAAGGCTCGTTTGGTAGATTAGCTCAGCGTAAAGTTGTTACAACAGCTATGCAGGCAGCAGCAGGCGGTTCGGAACTACGTGAAGATACAGTTCAATTCCGTTTAATGGCTTCTCCAGGTTATCCAGAGTTATATGATGAAATGGTAACACTAAACAGTGACAGAGACGAAACAGCATTTATTATTGTTGACGCTCCATTCCGTTTAAATCAAACTGAAGCAATCACTTGGAAACAAGGTACAAATGCAACAGAAAATGGCGAAGATGGCTTAGTAACATCAAATACTTATAGTGCGGTTTATTATCCACATGCATTAACAACTAACCCTTCAACAGGTGATAGTGTTGTTGCTCCAGCTTCACACATTGCATTATATACATTCGCATATAGTGATAGCGTGAGCTTTCAATGGTTTGCACCAGCAGGCTTAACACGTGGACAAGTACAAAATGCAACTAACGTTGGTTACTTAAATAGTGAAAATGAGTTTACACCATTAGCACTAACACAAGGTTCTAGAGATGCAATGTATGAGCAGAAGATGAATCCAATTGCAAAATTCCCTACAGAGGGTGTTGTAGTATTTGGACAAAAATCTTTACATCCAAGTGCATCAGCATTAGATAGAGTTAACGTTGCAAGACTTACAGCCTATCTAAGAGAACGTTTTGCCGTAATAGCAAGACCTTACTTGTTTGAGCCAAATGATGTAGGAACACGTGAAAATGCTAAAGCAACATTTGAAGGATTCTTAGCAAATATTATGGCACAACGTGGTGTTTATGACTTTGCAGTAGTTTGTGATGAAACAAACAATACACCTGCAAGAATTGATGCAAATGAATTTTATGTTGATGTAGCAATTGAGCCTACAAAATCAGCAGAATTTATTTATATTCCAATTAGAATCGTAAATACTGGCGAACTTTAAGTTAAAAGTTTAATTTAATTAAAAATAAGGGCTACTATAGAAATATAGTAGCCTTTAATGTGACAAATTTTAAAAATTGTCATTTTTACAAAAGATTTGATAAATACAATATAACAGAAATACTACAGTATTAGTATATAGGAGAAAACAAATGGCTGTAATACAAAACTTTGGCGTACCAACAGGTTCGGCAGCAGGCGTAACTTTAATGCCTAAACTACAATATAGATTTAGAGTATCGTTTACTAACATGGGCGATGGAAATCTTAAAAGCGAAACAACACAGAATGTTATTTCAGCTTCAAGACCTAACTTAACACATGAAGAAGTTGTTGTTGATTCATACAACTCAAAAATGTACCTAGCAGGTAAGCATACTTGGGAACCAGTAACAATTGTGTTCCGTGATGACATGAATTCACATGTTATTAAAGCACTAGGTAGCCAACTAAATAAACAAGTAGATCACGCAGATCAAACAAGTGCTATCTCTGGTAGCTCATATAAATTTTCAACAAAGATTGAAACATTAGATGGTAACAATGGCAGTGAGAATGCACCTAAGCCTTTTGATACATGGGACTTGCAGGGTTGTTTTATTAGTAATATTCAATATGGCGACTTAAACTATGCAGATTCTAATATGGTACAAGTAACAGTGACATTAAGATATGATCATGCATTGCATACTGGACCAGATGGAAAAGATATGTTATCAACAATTGATGCATCATCTAATCGTGACGAAGTTAACGCAGCTGGCAACTCGTAATAATTTTAAATTAGATTAAGGAGTCAGTAATGGCATTAGGCAACGATGCATACCTATTGTATGGTCAAGGATTAGCACATAATAAAAACACTAAAATGAGTGCAATACCGAGAAATAAATATATATTCTCGGTTAAGCTACTTACAATAAATGGACCAGTGGAGCTAACAAGAATTGCTAACGTTCAGATGCCATCGTTTGTATATAGAACGCAGACACTTAATAAGTACAATGATAAAAGCATAGTTCAAACAGGAATAGATTATACTCCTATAACTCTTACTGCATATGATACAAAAGATGCAGCGTTTGAAACATTTCTAAAGAGCTATGCTAAACATTATATCTCAGGACCAATGAATGAAGATGATTATTCTAGTTGGCTCACAGGTAAAAAAGGATTTGAATTACAACAGTCTAATCATTATATAACACAACTAATTATTACACGTCAAGACTCTAATTACGATAGTAGTGTAATAGAAATATTTAATCCTTTTATACAAAATGCAGACGCTGATACATTAGATTATTCAGACAGTTCTCCTTCAGTATTTAGAGTGTCATTCCAGTATGAAGGTTATAGAATAAAAAGTGATGCAGCACCTAACAATCCAGTTCAAGCATCTACAACTACAACATCAGCAGAAAGTAACGAGGAACAAGCAGTTGATGTAAACGCATCCGGTGTATATGCAACTGGAGATAATAATGTTAGTTCTAACAAACCACCAGTAACAGAATATACCGGACGTCATCCTGAATCTAGCGAATCTTTAGCAGAAATTGACAATAAAACTTTTGTAGTACCACGACGTTCTGGACTACAGAGGTAATATAAATGCCAAAATTCCAAAATGGAAAATTCGTCCCAAATAATCCAGATAAATACTTAGGTAAAAGAACACCACATTACAGAAGTGGATGGGAATTAGCAGTATTTCGCATGTGCGATAATCATCCAGCTATTTTAGGTTGGGGCAGTGAAACACACAGAATTCCATACAAAAACCCACTCACTGGAAAGAAAAGCACATATGTTCCTGACTTGCTATTAGTATATAAAGACAGGAATGGAAAGAACCATGCTGAAATGGTAGAGATTAAGCCTGCTAGTCAGACTTTAGCTGAAGCAAGAACAACAGCACAAAAGGCAGCAGCAGTAGTTAATCAAGCTAAATGGTCCGCCGCACATGCATGGTGCAAACAACAAGGAATGGCGTTTAGGGTTATAACCGAACATCAGATATTTAACAAGCCTCAAAACTCTAAAAAGAAAAGAAAATGACAAAAAAATTAGAAGAAGAATTAAATTTACCAGATTTAGATCAATTACTTCCTGAGAATGACACACAGGAAGAACCAACTACTGAAGAACTTAAAACAGAAATAGCAAATATAGAAGGCGAAATGAGTATGGTAGAACGTGCCAATATTGCATTACCTACTGTTGAAGGTTTAGAACAGTTAGATAGAGAAATGGACGAATATGCAAAAAAAGCCATGGAAACATTTGAAGATTTAGTAGATCTTGGTAAAAATGTAGAAGATAGACATGCAGCTCCTATATTTGATAGTGCGAGTAAAATGATATCAGCAGCTCTGCAGGCAAAACAAGCCAAAATGGATAAAAAAATGAAAATGATCGAGTTACAAATGCGTCAAGCTAGACTTGAAAAAGATAGTGAAAAGATAGATGCGTATGTAGCCGGTAAAAAGCACGAATTGGGCGATGAAGAAGAAGTAGAAGGGCGTATAGTAGGAGATAGAACTGCTATGCTTGCCGAAATTATGAAAAATTTGCCCGAAAAAGATAAATAGTATTAATAGGAGATAACCGCAATGAACAAACTATTTTCACAATACTTAAACGAATCAAAAAAATCGTGGAAGTTTTGTATTAAAACAGTAAATGATCTAACTGATGAACAATGTGATCGCATAGAGAAGCACCTCGGTAAATACGACTCTAAAGGACTCGGTGCTGCAAAGAAAACAATACTACAAAGTGCTCCACGTGATTTTCCAAATCACAAAGGATACGAAGTTTTTACACATGAATTTGAAACTAATATTATTGCTAGCGGTTGGCAAATACAAAACGATATTCGTAACATGCTTGGATTAACTGACGGTGTACTTAAAGTAAAAGGCGAACATGAACCAGATGAATTGATTCCACCAATGAGCGAACGTGCTGAAAGCGTACTAGCTGATGGTGAATATAAGGATGCAGAGAAAGTAAATGCATCAGATCATTACGGTGACGAGTATAACTCCAGTTTCATTAAAGAATTAATGAAAGTAAAAAAACAAAAGGAAAAAGGCGATGAGTGATTTAGAAAGAATACTAAAACTTGCTAGCCACGGCACAGCAGATGCTCACAGCCAGGCTCCAGCAGAAAGAGAATTAAAAGACGTACCAGTAGTAGCTGAAGATGATAGCCAAGACAGACAACTTGAAGCATGGTGTAAAAAGTGGTCTAAGTATAAAGGCATGAATGGTGATCCATTACCAATGGGATGGGTTTTATCTAAAGTAGATAGTGGTGTTACTACTGACGGAATAGAACAAAGCGAATTAGAAATGAATTGGGAAGAAGATCGTTTACCAATTACAGATACTATGAAAGATGAATTTAGATCTATTATGGGCGATGATGATGAAGAAACAATGCATGAAGTTTATGATGTTGTTAAAAGTGCATGTATGGAACCAACAACTGAAGCAGTTGGCGAATTTGCAGAACCAATTTATGATTTAATTGATATGCATTTTGAAGGTGACTGCCAGCCAGTATTTGATGATTTAGTTCGTTATTTAAG